ATGGAAGCTGTTTGATCTCCCATCTGACGCGCTTGTCGTTCAGCATTCAGAAAATCTTTGCCAGTAACATTTTGCAACACATTGTCTACATTTTTTAAGTCAATCATCTTTCATTCCTCCAAACTTTTATAATTTAGCCCCCAGCGTGCAGCCGGAGGCTTTTTTTGTTTTATACCATGCCTAAGGCTTCGCGAACGTCAGCCATATAATCAACGCCACCAATGTTGCAGATGTAGTTGAACTTATCCAGCTCCAGAACAGTTTCACCATCAATGGTAACTTTTAGGTAAGCTGTTTCAATTGTGTTCGCAGTGCCTGTAGTAGCACCAACATCCAGCTTGCCCAACTCCGTTTTCTTCGGTACACCGCGCACAACGCATTTTACGTTACCAACCTTGTATTTACCGCTGGCACTGTCATAAATCTGCTGCGCACCGCGCAGATCAAGATTTACGCCAGTCTGCATAGCCAACATGATATTGCGCTTCTCCAATGTGCGCCAGTTCAACACTGTTTCCATACTACCGAAATGCCCCAGCACCGGGCTATCAAACTCGCCTGCAATACCTGCACCTTTAACGGTTTCGGTCATAGCATCTAACGATGGAAGCTGCACGTCAGCAATACCCACCAAATCGTTACCATCTTGGTAAACTTTAAAGTTAATCAATTTCTCAGGTACATTTGCCATCTATCTCACCTCCCAATTAACTGAACAGCGTTTCAAAATACGCAGGATCATATTCGAGCACGTTTTCAATTTCACGCGCAGGGGCAGGCGGCGTAAGATAGGTGTGGAATTTAATGATGCCGTCCATAAGATTGGTAACGGGATTTTCATCATCACGAAATTCAACACGGCCGCCCAAAATGACACCTTGTCCGGTAAGGCCGTTTAAACGCATATTTTCACTGTCCAGAACTGTTTGAATCAGGCGTTTGTTAATCGGCTTATCTACCTTCGTCCAATAAGTTTGAATGAAAGTCTGCGCATGCCAGTTAAACATTCTGCGAATACAGATAAAGGCATCTTTAGGGTCGGTGTTAGACGGATAGCAGGCGGTGCGATTGCCCCAACATTTCCAGCCTCCGATAAAGTTAAGCGCGGTAACAACGCCCTGGCCGTTGAGGTAACCAGCTTCATCAGGTCCTAATACTACCTCAGTACCATCTTTTAAGCAGCAGCCGTTAATCTGCATGCTTTTATTAGACGGGCTTTCGTAAGGAATATCATCGTTATTACTGTCAACAGTTGCAATAACGCCAAGAACATGGGTAGACATGTGATAAACATCATCGCCCATCTTAACCATCGGCCAGCATACCACTTGAGAAGTATCGTTATAGCTGTTCTGGTTCATCCACGCCTTGACATCAGTATATTTTTTTACTGCGTCGGTCGGTACGTCATTAAGCGTAATCGCCTTGAAATGGCTGTTGATATTACTAGCTTTGGCTTTCATTACGGCAGCTACTGTCGGAGTTTCACTCCAGCCGGGAGCCAATACAATGCCAGGCACAAGGCCGGTAATCGGGAATACTTTGTTAAGACATTCCAAACCTTTGACAGAACCATCGCTCACATTGATGCCGCCAATGATATCATCTGCATCTACTGCTGCAGCATCAATCTCATCATAAGTAAGTGTTAAATTACTTGCAGCAGTTGCAGTGCCATCATCAAGTAACGTAATAACCAATACGCCATCGTCATCATAAGCAGCTTCATAGTCGCTGCCGGCAATCAATGCAGACCCAGCCGTAGACGCTTTAATCTGCAAAGTGTCAAGCAGAACCGGAGCATCTACTTTTGCAACTTTGTTTGTCACTGTAACATTTTTGGAGCTAGTACTCTTCTTATGGGTTTGGGGATCCAATACGTTTACAAAAACCACCGGACCGCGATTATACAATGCGAATTGGCTATACATTACCTCGCAGAGAGTGTATTTAGCCCAATCTTTACTGTAGCCCAACTGTTGTACTGCCTCAGCGTAACTGTAGCACAAAATGGGTTTGTTGCTCTGAGCGCGCTCACTCGCCAAATGTACCGGAGCGGTACCGAATACAACTGGCAGACCGGCAGCAGTGTTTACAGCAGGCACAACGCTAGTCGGAACCTCACTGGTATACACACCATGTTTATATGCCATGTTTTACACCTCCATAGCTTGTTTGTAATACTTATTCAGCGGAGTACCTGTTTGTTGAACTTCCTCAAGCGCTCTGTTAAGCTGTTCTACTGAAACAAACAGCTTCTCCAATTGAGGGAATTCATCCAATTCTGCATCTAAATGCTCAGGCAGACCGCCAATGAATACCTGATACTGCAGTAATCTTCCGCGGCTCAGGTTAGGGCCGATATAAATCAGCTTCTCTGTTTTCTTATTCTTCGCCATAATATATGTCCTCCTCATAAGGTTGACCAATAGTATAAATTGCAGTAATTTTACCCTGCCACTGCGGAGCAGGCTGTGCTTCCGGCACTTCCAGCTTCAACGGCAGCTGCAGGCGGTGCCTGTCCGCTACCAGACGATGCTTCAAAAGATGCTGGCGCACGTGCTCCATAAGATTATAGAGACTGCGCCAGTCGTCCGCATCACTGTTATCATAAATGCTGAAGCCAATTTCTACCGTCGCGGTGCTCATATCGCCGTCTGCAGTATCCTGCGCCCCGGTGACAAGAGCATAGATAAACGATGCCTGTTCATCAGCATTCATGCGTGCTGGCGGGAAGCCTGCATATACTTTGATTTCACGCTGACCAGAGGGCTGCTGCGTGCTGTAGTCAGTAACTGCAGGGCGCAAAAACCCAGCCAGATTATCCATTAATTCAACTGTGGTCATAAAAACTCCTTACTTTATGCAAAAACGCTCATTAAGCGTAGTTTTCGCTAACCGAGTGCTTTCGTCAATATTTTACCGA